TTGTCCGTCGCTCATTTCAGCTTACCTCCGAGGAGTTTGTCGTAACAGCCCCCAGCACTACTTCAAAAGAAATGTTACCCTTCTCATCCAAGTAGACAGCAATGATGCCGCCCGGTTCCACGACTTCTCCAACTTCTTCAACGCCCAGCAACGACTTAATCACAGAATTGTGAGTTGACACTACTGTAGGCAACGCCTCGTACGGTGCCGCGAGATACTGAAAGATAACCTGAATCCGCTGGTTCAACTGCGTACCGCTCTCGCCGCCGGGAATCACGAGGTCAGGGTTCTCGATGTACTTTTTGAATTCAGCAACCCGAGCAGGCGTTTTCTCTTTGCCCGTGAAGTCCGCAACCATTCGCGGTCGCAGGTTCGGGTAACACGCCAGAAAAGGACATGCCACGTTGCATGCGTCCATGATGGCTTGTGCAGTTTCTATCGCCCGAGGAATGTCAGAAGAGATGACTCGACCGATCTTCTCGAACGAGAGCCACTGAGCGGCTTTCTCGGCGGACTCACGACCAGTTTCGCTTAGATCGAAGTCTCCCCATCCATCCCAAATGTTCATTTTTTTTAGCTCTCCGTGCCGAACCAAGTAACCTATAATTTCACGGGAGGGGTCAAGATTTAACATGGGCGAACCTCTTTAGATACGCAAGCGCCTTTGGATACAAATCATCTTCTATGTAGCCTAAGGCAATGTTACATCGACGGTGTAGAACGTCTCGCATTTCTCCAGTGGTATGATCGTGGTCCCAGTGGCATTTCTCCACTTCGGGAAGCGGTGCTCCACACAACGTGCAAAGACCTTTTTGTTTTTCATACTGCTGAGTCTTAGCTGCCCAGAAAGCGCGAGTGTATTTTAGATGTTCTTCTCGCCGAAACTCAGCACTCCGAGGATGATTTACTCGGTATCGGGCGTTGGTTTCCGCATGACGGTGCGGATGACGAAGATAATATCGTTTTTGTCTTTCAGCTTGCGTCGCCATTTATCCTTTGTTCCAATTGCGGGTTTACGAATCTTTCGCTCGCCGCGCTATGCAGATAATCGTACAACAATTCTTCCCGAGTTTTCCACTCGACCCAGTCGCACCAATCGCAGACCAAACGGGGGACGTGAACGTACACGTCTTGATATACCGGTCGCTCGCACCGTGGGCATCTTGTCATTGCTCATTTCCAAATCCACTTACATGCGGGACAAACTACCGCATGGTCGGGAGGATGGATTTTCTCCAACTCCCGCTTACACTGAGGGCAAGTTCTCTGCCACTTGGGCATAAACGCCTCACTACGATACTCGGTTCCCGTTTGAAAGTCAAGCCTTATTCGACCACGTAAACGAACACCTCGTCGTATGGGTCATTGTAGTCGTACATGATGTACTCATTACCGCCTACCATCACCACGTAAACGTCGTCGGTAAATACCCAGAGCGGCCATTCAACGGGTCCACAATTGAACCAGAAGCCGCCAAAGAAAATCTCCCGATGCCCACCGCGTTCTCGCACATCTTGGTGCCGGTCAATCCGACGGTGATCGTCCCTGCCGAGATTGCGACCGTCGCCGCGACCCTCGCCGCGACCTCGACCTTCGTTTGGTCTACCGCCGCGTGCCCCGCCCTGATGACGCCCGCCATGTTGTGCCGCCCAGAATCCGAAGGGTGCGTCTTCATCGTCAGGGTCTTGGGTTGCAGGCGGTGCAGTAATCACCGTCACAGGAATCGGTAGCGTTCGTGCTTTCGCCAACCGTGCGGGAATATCTCCCAGTTCTTTTTCGACCGAAGAGATAGGCTCAACGACAGAAGGCATCGTCTCGCCATCCCAGCCCGCAATGACTAGCCCGATAACCTTGTGGGTCTTCTCGCTTACCACAGAGGAACCGCTCGCTCCGTGAGAATCAAACTGCGTTACGAGAAAAAATCCAGTTATGTCTTCATGTGCGCCCGAGTTCGATATGACCACCGAAGAAATAATACCGTAGCTGACAATCTTTGCAACCCCGAGGCTGAAATTCACATCGACCGTTTTATCTTTGATGCGGTCCTTGCTTTCATTCCCCAGTGCAACCATCGGATACTTCGCCGTGGTAGGTAGAAAATAAACGGCGTAATCCAGCGGCTCAGCCATCACGGACTTGAGCAGCACCACCGGATATTTAGTCGCGCCCAAGTCAGTACGTACCGCAAAAGTCAGGTCGGGGGGAAGTTCGACGTTCGCCCCGGTGCAGTGTCCCGCACCAATCAACAGGTAGCCACCTTCGACCTTTTGGTATGCGGTCACAGTACAGAGAAAGCGGTCTTGTACGCCCGCCATTGCACTGCTGCCGTAAAGAGCGAATGAACTGTCATAGACTTTCTTATCGAAACCCTTCGGCTCTTTGACGTTCGCACAGGCGACGGCAGGAACCAGAAGCATTGCCACCGCAAGAGCGATACTGCGGACTACCTTCGACAGCCTCATAAAGCCTCCCGTGGTCCTGAAAAAGAAAAAGCCCGAAGCGTGTTGCCAGCCTCGGGCTTGGTTTTGGGCTTGACGCCCGATTCTTTTGACGCCCTTGCGTTTACTCCCAGTCGATGCGGAATTCATCCAACGTGGCGGTTGCCGAAGCGTTCGCCCCGTTCGGGTCAGCGAGAGAGAAGAAGAAGTTCAAGTCCGCTTCGCCGAGACCCGAAACAGCAGCCGTCGTCGCGTACACCTTATCGACGCCGCCGACGGTCACGGTAAACTCACCCGTGAGGATGCCCGTCCCAGAAAGTTGCAACCGAGCCTGAAAGGTCCATGACGCTGACGTTCCTGCGACAGTTGCGATGGTGCCAGAATCGGCAACCAACGAAGACCCGCCGCTAGGAGCGATAATCGTTGCGTTCGTGGGAGGCACCGCGAGACCCGCCGCTGTGACCACGAAAAGTTTCACGGCAAAAGTGTCCGTTGCCCCGACGATGCCCGTGAGCGTTCCGTTCGCCACAACCTTGAGGACCTGACCCGTGCCGAGATACAACCCATAGGTGCCAGCGGACAGAGGAATGAGACCCCCGCCAGTCAGAGTCAACCCGTTGTTGTTGAGTTGGAACACAACATGAGTGGACAAAAGCCCGACTTGCGGAGCAATCGTCAACTGTTGTGAACCTGATACCTGCCGTCGAACTGTATTCGCGTTAGCCACGGTAATTCTCCTATTCTAAACTGTTTTGTACTGCTTCACGTATTCGATTGCGGCTTCCATGTCCTCAACCGAATCGTTGAACAACCCAAGAGCCACATTGTGATTGCGGCAGAGAATGGCTCTATTTTTGCCACTCTCATGGTTGTGGTCTTGACAGGGCGAGTTGCCTTGCCTACCACGAGGTCCGAACGGGTGATTCCCGATAGGACACAAACCACCTTGTGCTACAATCTGCGCTTCAAACTCAACCAGCGTCACCCCGTGTTCGTGTTTGTACCACGAATTCCGTCGTGCTTCTGGGTGCCGAGACTCATAGTTTTTGGTCACCTCGCGGTAACCGCCATGCGTCTCAAGGTATTTCTTGTGCCTGCGCTTGGCACTGGCTTTCGCCGCTGGACTTGTCGGGTCTTTGTAAGGCATCGGGTGTTACCTCCCGAAGCCATTATGCTACAACTCCCGACCGAAAGTCAAGCGAAAACTTTTAGACCGCCGACACTTCGCATCTCACCCTTCTAAAACCCGGGGTGCCATTCGTGTTCGGTCTCGCAACGACCCCGAGGAACCAGTCGTAGCTCACGATTGCTCGTGTCTGCAACATTGGGTTCGACAGGTCGATGTCGTTATCGCCGAAGGTCTTGACGTTCACCTTGAAGCTGGGGTTACGCGGAACGCGATTGCCCAGCAACTCGGAAGCCATCATCGCCTCACGGCCAACCACGTACGTGGCGTAGCCGGTCTTACCCGTTGAGGGGTAGTTGGCGTACGTCGGCACGGTCTGCGTGCGGATGATGCGGACGCCCGCCCATTCGAGGACGGTGTAGCCGCGAGTCATGTCGGTCTTGCCAACGTTCTGGCCAGACTCGACACGCTTCATCCAGTCAACGGCGGACCCGGCAGAGTTGTCCGACATGAAGTCGTACACAACGTACGGGTGCATCGCCGACGTGTACAGCCCGCCATCACGCCCCGGAACCGCGTTGCCCATCAACTGGGATTCGCACTTCCGAATCGTGTTGGACAGAATGAACTCGTTGTCGAGGAGGTCGATGCGGGCAGATGACTGTGCGGTCGCGGCAGCTTCGAAGCCGTTAATCGCAATCAGGTTCGAGGTCAAAGCGCCCCGATACGACAGGTTGCGGCTAGCGTCCATCGTGATGTCCGCGAGGAACATCTGTTGCGCGACGTTTGAAATGCCAATCCAGTCGCCGTATTCGTCAGCGAAAGCATCGCTGAAGACTTGGACCAACTGGAGCGACGGACCCGGAATACCTTCGGACAAGTCGTAGGTCGCGGCAGCGTACGGCTGTTGGCCGTAAAACTGGAGCGTCCGACCAGACCGGCGGGGCAGCGGACGGAAGTCGCAAAGTTCCTCAAGAAATGGAGTGTTGAACTGCCATTCCAAAATCGCAGTGCGGTCGTAAGCAATCTGCGGGAAAGCAGCAAGGGTAGTGCTCTGTACGCCCGGGGGCAGAATCATGGTATTATACCTCTCTCAGTTATGGCGACCTTAGTCACTTTTCTTGAGATAACGATTTACTTCTTCGCAAACGCAGCCGTGAAGGCGGCGTCTGGACTCTGTCCTTGAGCCATTATCTGGTCTTTCCATGCTTGCAAAATCTCGGCTGGACTCGCGTCCTTGGAAATTTGTAGCGTCGGAGCAACGGCTCTTTCCGTGGTGCCTGCACCCGCGCCTACGCCAGAACTCGCACCGAATAATGCAGATGAACCCGACGGATTTTTCGGAGCAGCCGCAGGAGCCGCAGGGGCCGTAGCAGCCGTCGTAGCCGCAGCCGCCGGAGCCGCCCCACGGGTCGCAGCTTCCGCTGCCACTCTCGCAGCTTCAGCCGCAGCCAGCACCGCTGGGTCCGTAGCAGTCTCGTTCTTGAAAACCATTCCGGTATGCTTCATCTCGGTCCATGCTTTTGCGAGAGCCGCGACCTTATCTTTTTCATCGACAAGACCCAACTCCGCAACTTTCAAACCAATCAGGTTTCGATTCTGTTCACCACCCGGCCAGTCCGCACCCGACACCGAATGCAAAAACGCTTCGCTGGCTTCAGCCCACGATTGCTGCTCTTGACTGTCCTGTGATTGCTCAACCGTGGCTTTCAAAGCCTCAATAGGAACGCCTTTTGCTGCAAGATATGCATCCATCGCACCTGACTGCTCGATGTAGTCAGCGGCAGTAATTTCACCGCGTTTGAATTTCAATTCGAGTTCAGCCTTCGCCGTTGCTTCCGCTGCAGCAGCCGCCGCAACAGCCGCTGCTTCCGCCGCAGGGTCAACTGTGTGCACAGTCTCAACCATTGGAGCCGCGTCTTCACGGACGGTGTACGCTATACGATAAGCGTTGAGAATCATCTGATTGACTTCGTCTTCGTTGGCACCCGAGAACTCGAAATCTCGACCGCCGATATTTTCGACACGAGTATAGCCCGTCGCGGCTTCATTAGCCGCAGCCGTCGTAGCCGCAGCAGCCGCCGCAGCGTCCGTCGCAGCCTGCGTAGCCGCAGCTTCTTGTGCAATGGTTGCTTGCCGTTCAGCTTCAGCGAGAATTGCGGCTCGCAATGCAGTCGGGTCCGTCGCGGCGTTAATAGCCTTTTGCAACTCCGCGTTCATGGCAACGTTCAAGGCTTGTGTGGTTTCAGACATGATATGCTCCTTGGAATGCTCTATACAATCATGGCGTAATTAGTCAATTTTCTGTAACGAGATGTCAGCAACTATTAGAAATTACCCTTCGGGCGTATAACTGCCCGCGATGCGGTTATCCATCTGGTCGAACGTCTCCAGCATTTTCTGTCGGACGTAGTCGCCTTGCTCAGCCGCCTCGGCGGCAGTTTTAACCGCAAACTTAGCCATGAGGTCTCGGGCTTCAGCTACCCCTTGCTCCACGGCTTCGTTGATTTTTGATAGGAGTAGGACGTGATGCTCTTTCGCCGCCTGCGAACGGCACTTCAGCATAACGATTTGCTGCGGGTCCCAGCCACGGAAGTCTGTGCTCTGTTCCTCAGCTTCTTTCACGAGGTCTTGTGAGATGCGGATGATGTCGAGAAACCCGGGATTGGACCGAACGCTTATCAAGCGATTCGCCCGATCAATAGTGGGAGTAGTCGTCGGCACAAATGGGGATACGGGTGATTCAGGATTTCCTGCTGGTATATCGCTCATGTTATGCTCCGTTCAAAATGTTTACTGTCCGCCGAATGCCGCCTTGTCCATATTCGCAAACGCGCCCTTCGCGGCTCGATCTAAGCCTTGAGCCTCGGGCGTCGCAGCCTCAGCCTTAGCGTCCGCCGCTTGCTGCCGTGCCTGCATATCCAACTCATGTGCTTGGTCAGTACCCTTACCCTGTTCCTTCAGCGTGTGCTTGCCTGTCTCGATGAGCATGCGGTTCTCGGCTTGGTTGTCATCGACGCCCTTCTTGATTTCACCTTGAGCCTGAAGTTGAGCCAGCTTGCTGTTCTGCTGTGCTGCCATCGACTTCTCAGCCGCCCTCCGAGCCTTGTCTTCATCAGTCATCGGGACGATAATCTTTTCCTTGTACGGAACGCCGAAGGTGTCGAACAAGGCTTCGAACATACCGTTGAAGTCAATCTTCATCGCTTGAACCGCGAGGTTCTCCACAGTGCCGGGAGCCTGTATGAATGTCTCCAGCACGCCGATGTACTTCTCCAACGCCGCCCGTGCCTGAAGCCGAGCACCCGCCGAGATATCGACACGGTACGTGCCGTTGAGGATGTCCAACGGCGTTTGCTTGAATGCCTCGCCCAATTCCTGTGAGAGCATCGCACGAATCTGCGACGGCTTGAGTTTCTGATTCTGCTCGATGCAAAATTCCAAGAACGGAACGAAGACTTGTTCCGAAATTACGTCCACGAGGTCTGCCAACTTGACGTTCTCACCGCCGGTGACCGCCGCGACGCCCGCAGGTGTACGCATGTCGCCCGATTTGCCCGGGTTCCCGCCCAGCGTGCCCGCTCCAGCCCCGCTGATGGAAGACGCCCATTCTTTCATCTGTGCAATGACCGTCAGCGGTTCTTTCCCATCAACCGCATTGCGTGTCATCGGTTCGAGTTTACCTTGTGGGTCCGACTTGAAAATCTTGCCGGGGAAAATCCACTGTGCCTGTGCGGAGTTGTTCGCACCTGCAGGCGAAGTGTACGTCCCCATCAAATTCAAGTTCATATCGTCCAGATAAGCGTTTATGACGCCTTGGCACACCCGCTGGAAGTCTGTCAGCCAATACGCAATCCCGTACCCGTGTGCCGAGTCAGGAGCGTTGCGGAAGCAGAAGCCAAGGAACGGCGGACGCCCGAATTTGTGAGTCTCGTTGAGAATGCAGTACTCTTTGCCCAAGATAATGCAGTGACGATACGGAGTCCAGTAGTCAAATGCTTCGAACTTCCGCATTAGCGGGTCGTGCGTGGTACGTTGAGTGTAATTTTCAGGAAACGCCTTCTGCGGCGTAGTCGTTTGTTGAAAAACCGGGTTCCCAGTGTTCGACCCGAGCGTCTCCAGTGGGTTCGTCGGCGACTCGTCCATCAATTGAGGCGTCGTCAGCTTCACGAGTTCTTCCCGACTGGGAACTTTCCAGCCGTCGGTGTTGCGTAGCTTGTCCAAATCGTACGAGGTCAGGTAAATAATGCGTCCGCACCACTCCGCGACACGCGGGTCGCCGCGTCGGAGGTCAGGAGCGTATCGAAATCGTCGAATTGGCACATGTTCCAGCTTCGGCATGTTGATTTCGCAGACGCCGATGCACTTTTCTTCGATATCGTCTTCATCCTTCTGCGGAATCACGATTGAATTGCCATTTACGGTGATTGTTGCAGGGTGCATCCGTTGCACCTTCTTGATGATGTTCTGTTTTGTCGTCTCCCAGCCGTAGAGAGCGACGCCGAAACCGTAAAACAAGCCGTCGTATGTGATTTCGCGGAATTCAGACTTCGCTGAGACACCCTTGAAGCCGCACGTCCTCATTTCAGCGTTCAAAATCGCCTGCTGAGCCT